CATCCAACTCATTGAACTAATGATGGACACCGACGCAGACGCACTAACAATGGCGCAGTATTACACCGAGCGTTTCAGCAGCACCGAGTTCACCGTGTCATCATTCGAGATCACTAGCGGCATGATTGAGCAATATGCCGATGACGCTGCACTTGATTTAGTTATACAACTTATGTCTCGCTCTGGCCCTGGTACTGGCCCGCTCTACAAGCCGACGACCGTCTCATGGACTTACCGCGACGACTCGACGGCCACCAAGGTGGTGGTGCCTATGCGCCAGCAGATTAGCGCCACGCCGGCTGGCTGGACTATGACCTTCGACTGTTTGCCGGCTTCGGCTAACATGGGCTTCATACTCGACGACACCCAACTAGGGGTGCTTGACCAGAACAGGATCACATAGCATGGCTTTCTCATCCGGCGAAGTACTCACCGCCGCCAACCTCAACGCTTTAAGCGTCAATACGGTATCGGTAGAGGCCGACCAAGCGACGCAAACGCTGACCGTCAACAACGCCACCAACATCACGCCGGACGGCTCAAGCACTGGTCACATCCAGATCAACGGCAGCGGCTATGCCGGGTGCTTTTCTTTAGATGCTACGGGCTTCTGGATGTCTCAAAATAGCGCTTCTCGTTCTATCATTCTGGCCACTAATGAAACGGCCCGGATGGACATCGACGGGACTGGCCATATTCAATGCGGCGATAGTACGGCATTCGGCGGGACGCTCGGCTACCTAAACGTCAAGGGATTAAGCAACGCCCGTGGGATACAGGTTTACCAGCCAACAACGGGCCTTACCGGCGTAGCGTTTGCTGGGATGTCCGACGTAGGTGGTACTCAAAGTTTCCGGGTAATAATCCGTTCTGATGGCGACCTTGAAAACGTAAATAACTCTTATGGCGCATATTCTGACGAACGCCTCAAAACGATAGAACCGGCCCGCGACTACCTCGCCGACTTACAAAAACTAGAAGTAAAAAACTTTAAGTTAACCAGCAGGTTTGTACCGACTCAAGTCACCGTCACCGATGACGAAGGCAACGAAACCACCGAGGATCATCCCACGGAAGGCGCATTCGTTGAACGTGACGAAGCCGACTACTCACCGAAACACCTCGGCCTCATCGCACAGCAGGTTGAGGAACACATCCCCGGCCTAGTCAAAGAGGATGACTACGGGGTGAAGTCGTTGCGTTACAGCGTCCTGGTGCCGATGCTGCTTCAAGCCGTCCAAACTTTGACCGCCCGCATAGAAGCCCTAGAGGCATGAGCCAATACATACCAACAACCAGTAAGTGGGTGAACGTTGACGGGCTGCATCCACAGATGAAAGACCGGCTCGAGCTGTTCTTTTCTGATGCACGGGTGCATGGCCGGGTGGCCGTTGTGTCTGGTGTACGCACAAGAGCGCACCAAGCCAAACTGTATAAACGCTACAAAGCAGCCAACGGGGTGCTAGCCGCTAACCCTGACCGCACGCTGCCAGGTGGCTGGCGAGGTTCTTGGCACATGACCCAACTAGACGGCTTCGGCCATGCCGTGGACTTCCGCATTGTCGGAAGCAAACTATCTACCGCCGAGGTAGCCAAGATCGCCAAGGCTTACGGCTTGATCCAAACGGTGGCTTCGGAGTGGTGGCACTTTCAATGGCGCAACGCTACTGGCATCTTCGATGGCCCATCACGCCTACCTGAGCAGGTCATTGACTGGGCAGCCATCACCGCCTACCTCGACGCTGTAGGCCACAACATCGCCCTGGTGGCCATCCGTAAGGGCAGCCAAGGCGCAGATATCAAAGCTACCCAGAACCTGCTCGCCAATGCCGGCTTTGATCCGGGGCCAGCCGACGGCATCTTTGGACGACGCACCAAGCGTGCGGTAAAGTCTTTTCAACGAGCGCACCCACCTTTAGCCGTTGATGGCGTGGTGGGGCCGCACACCTACAAAGCCCTACGAAAGGCGCAATCATGAAAGACATTGCCATAAGAGCTGCTAAGACTTACGCACAAACTTTTCTAGGGCTATGGCTCGCCGCTGGTGTAGGCATCGACCAGGGTGGGCTTAGCGTGCTACGCATGGCAGCCCTTGGTGCTTTGCCGGCTGCCCTTTCTGTCATCCAAAACGCCCTCAAAACGGTCAAGGCATGAACCGTGGCCGAAGTATTCGCAGCAACCGGGCTGGTGCTGGCAGCGGGCATATCCGCTTTAGCGTCCATCCTGGTGGCTAGACTTCGTACCGAAAACACAAGCCAGCACGACGCTAACCTTGAACGCCTTGGCCGCAACGCCGACCGGCTCGAGAACATTGCAGTGGACATTGCCGAAATAAAAACCAACGTACATGACCAAGGGGAAGCACATGAGCGGCACATCGAATGGCATATCAAAGGCAAAAAGCCTCGCTGAGTTCGTCGAGGCTCGCAAGCCACGGAAGTGGGCCGACGGCTTACCGCCTGAGATCGTGAGCCAGATAGCCGCCTCTAATGCGCCCGTCGCTGCTATTCAAGCGTGGCTGGATTCAATCGGCATCGAAGGCACCACGAAAAACAAGGTCACAGATTTAGTGCGTGACCTACGCTCATGAGCCTCGACGAGTTTGAGGAGAAGCACGAACTGCTGGCCGAGCTGACCCGCAGCCGGCGCAAGTACGCCAAGCAGCGCGCTGACCTTGACATCGCCCGTGCGCTCGCCAAAGACATTGGGCGGGAGCGTGATGACGCAGTGGCTCGGTTGGGTATCTACGAGACAGCAGCCAACTTAGAGCCACCCAAGTGGTTGACACCTAAGAAGCCGAAGAAGTCAACGGCCACAGTGTGCGCTCTGCTTAGCGATTGTCATTGGGACGAGATCGTGAAGCAGAGCGAGGTTCCTACCAACGCTTATAACCGAGATATTGCAGAGATGCGGCTCAAGCGATTCTGCAACAAAGTGATCAGCCTGGCATACGACCAGACGGCTGGCGTAACCGTTGACGGCTTGGTGCTGATGTTGGGCGGCGACATGGTGAGCGGCTCGCTGCACGATTCGGCGCAACACAATGAGACACCCTACGGGCCGGTGACTTGCGCCCACTGGGCTACCCGGCTGGCTGCCGCCATCGAGCAGCTGTCTGAAGCGTTCCCCAAAGTCCACGTTGTCAACGTTGTCGGAAACCACGGCCGGCTGACCATCAAGCCTCGCACCAACGGGCGTGCCAGGGACTCATGGGACTGGCTACTGGTGCATTCGGCCACCAAGCAACTCGAACACCTAAAGAACGTCACCTGGCAGATACCAGAGACACACGACGCAATGGTGCAGGTGCATAACACCAAGTTTTTGCTCACCCACGGCGACACCGTTTCAGGTGGTGGTGGCATCGGTGGTATCTGGCCACCCATCAAACGGATGCAGGCTCGGCTTCAAGTCAACCAGCCGCACGACATCTTGGTGATGGGACACTGGCACCAACTGGTGCAGGCCGGTTCAGGGCAGAGCGGCTTGATCGTCAACGGCAGCCTCAAGGGCTTCGACTCTTACGCACGCATTAGCGGCTTCTCTTCTGAGCCGGCCCAGCAGGCGTGGTGGTTGGTGACACCGGAGCATGGCGTAACGATGCAGGCACCCATCTTCGTGGCCGATCCGAAGGCTGAAGGCTGGGGCTAAAAAGAAAACACTTGCTATTTACTGACACTTGTGTATTATGGGAGTACAACAAACAAGGAGAGAGAGCAAATGGACACCATCCACGCCGAGACAATCGCAGAGGTTATAAACCTCGACTGCGATTCAGATCACCGCCTACGGGGCTTCATCTGGGAGATGTACGAGCAGGATATTCTGCACATCATCGACGCTTTTATGCCGCAGATAGTTTTAGGCGAGCTTGGATACTGCAAGATTCTCAAGACGGCCCAAGCCGCCTACCTCATTAGCGACCGCAAGGCGTTCAACCCAGACTGGGCCGACAAGATTCTGGCGGGCCAGTAATGAGCGACACAAACCGCCGATACCAGGCAGCCGTTGAGCATGATGACAAGGTGGCCGAACACGCCCGCCTGATGGATGTCCTCAAGTGGTCGAAGACCCGAGCCGACGAAGCCGTGTGGGGCGTTTACACCGAAGCCCGCAAAGCTGAACTGGCAGCCCAACGGCAGGCCGAACTTGACCGCTCAGGTGAGTGGGCCGCTATCACCAACGCCGTGGCTAACGACTACAACGAACTAACACGGGACGATTACAAGGCCCGTGAAGATATTGCAGCCGAACGCCGCCGGCGTGACATGGGGGGCCTGTAATGACCCTCGAAACTTTCCTTAACGCTTGCCTGTTCGGGATGTGCAGCTATCTGACCATCCGCTTTACGGGGTGGCTAGCCCGTGACGATGACCGCCGCCGGCCCTATGACTGGGAAGATGAACTATGAACCACCGCATGGTGCTTTGGCGCATGAATGAACAAGACAAGCGGGCGCTGATGGTTATCTGTTCCCAGTTCTCCCACCTGGGTGGCATCAAGCAGCAGCTGCTCAAGGCGTGGGAGCAGGCCGAACATACCGAAACAACAACTGGGCGAGAAGCAATGGTGGCCACAGTCGTTGACTTGGGCGACGGCCTGAGCATGAACATCGACTTGACCGACGAGGGGGAGACCATCTATTGGTTTGATCACTCACGAAATAGAATAGAAGGAGAGAAGTAACTATGGGATTCATGGACGATTACGAGCCGGTGGATGACCGAATACACAAGTTTTGGGCTAAGCACCCTGATGGCCGCATTAACACTGAGATGATCTTTGACGCTGACGCTCGGGTGGTGTTTCTGGCGCAGATATGGCGCACACAAGAGCCGGGCAAGCCAGATGCAACCGGGTGGTCTGAAGAGCGCCAAGCCTCGAGCAAGATAAACAAGATGAACTATGTCGAGATTGGCGAAACGTCTGCCATTGGCCGGGCCTTGGCTAACCTCGGATTCTCAGCCAAGGGCAAGCGGCCAAGCCGGGAAGAGATGAGCAAGGAGCAACGCCATGCGCCGGCTGCCAAGGTGACCCATATCGAAGATGCCAGGCGGGTGGGTGTCACCTTTGAGCTACCCACCCAAGTGCTTAAGGAGCGGATAGGCCGAGCGAATGACTCTGACAAGGCCGTGATCCGTCAACGCTTTGAGAAGGCTGGCTGGCCCAATCCAATGCCCGAGATGCTCAGTGAGAACTTGATTAGGTCTATTAGCCAGATGCTCGACGAAGTGGTGACGGCATGAGTGGCGCACCCAAGCAAGTATTCGCACGGCTTACTGACCCAACCACCTCGTGGGACGCAGCAGCCAGTATCGACAATGCCGTTACGCTCAGCCAACTTCAATCGCTGATCATCAGCATTATGGGCATCATGGTGCCATTGACAGATGAGCAGCTCCATGAAGAAGTTGAGCGGGCCTTCGGCAGGCGGTTCGCACCCTCGACGGTTCGCAGCCGCCGTAGCGAGTTGGAAAAAGCAGGGTTGGTGGTCGGTGTAGACAACCAAGGCAAGACCCGCAGCGGGCGAGCCTGCTGGAGGTTCACCAAGGCATGAGTGTCATCGACGGCCAACTATGTGAAAAGGAGTGGCAGCGGCTGGTCACGGATTGCGCCACGATCTATGGGTGGGCTTGGTGGCATCAGCCAGATAGCCGACGCACTCAGGCCGGTGTACCTGACCTGCTGCTGATCCGTGAGACAGCCCAAGGCGTTGATGTCCTATGGGCCGAGTTGAAGCGCCAGAAAGGCAAACTGACGGCCCGCCAGGAAGAAGTGATATCGCTGCTCATTAGGGGCGGCCATGAAGTTCACGTTTGGAGGCCATCAGATTGGCCGAAAGTCGAGGCTCGACTCAAATGACGGCTAAAGTACAAGAGCGCACGCCGCCCGCGCTCCCCTCTCCTTGTTCGGGCGGCCTGCCGGCAGCGGGTGGGCATGGCTCGCCTCGGGATGGGCAAGATTGCCGCCCGCTGCCCTCTTTCGTAAGCCCTCGAGTCACTGCGAGGCCCATAGCCACTTCGGTGGTTGCTTGCGTCGCTGGTCTCGGGGCTTTAGCACCTCGGGGCCAGCACACCCAACCATGAACTATTGGAGAGGTCAAAACATGAAGCCCGCCGCCAACGCTCAACTACTATCAAGCATCATGGATTTAGATGTAGGGCAGCCACTTAACTACCTCGACGTATTGGGCTGGCTCGCAGAAGCGGGCTTGGTGCTTGTCAATGACCATGAGGCCGCCCAACTGGCCTATTTAGAAGCTTTGGCGCAGATAGCGCCGGCTGTAAAGGAGAAAAAAGATGATACCCAAGGCTGAGGACAAGCCGCTTCTCAATGTTAAGGAAGTGGCGCAGATATTCGACGTATCACTGGCCACCGTCTACCGGATGATCCACAATGGCCAACTAGAGACTGTCATGGTGGGTGGCAAGAAGTCCACCCGCATACGCACCGCTGACCTTCGCAAGTTTGCGGGGTTAGAAGCATGAAGGTCGCTGATACTACAGACGAACAGGACGACTACTACGAGGACGTTAGCGCCAGGAAGGTGAAGCCAATGACAAAGGTACCCAAGAAGTCCAAGAAAGAGCTGGCACAGTACGGCGAGGCTTTCAACTTTATTATTAAACGGCTGCCTCAGTTCGACGAAGCCATTACTGGTTTACGATTCGCTTCTACGATTTTCGACCTTGGCGCAACCTTGTGTGATGTAAATGATTACGGTGGAGATGGGGAGGATGAGATAAACGCACGGGCGACCGGTGTCCATTTCAACGTCCTAAACGCAAACATTACCCAGATTATTCGATGCCTAAAGGCGATCAAAACAGAATGTGCTTATGCGGAGTTCGGATCATGAGCGTGCAAGCGATGGGCCAAGTCATGGCCAGCAGCCCGAACACTGGGGCCGTCTACTTGTGTGAGCTGATGATTGCTGACAGCGTGAACGATCAGCACGATTGGGTGTTTTGGATGTCCAATACCAACCTGGCACTCAAAGCCCGTGTGGCTCGGCCTACCGCCAACAAGGCGATGGCAGAACTCGAGGCCCAAGGCGTTATATCAAAACTGGGATACACCGAATACGGCACCGTGAAGTGGCGCTGGCTGGGTGGCGTTATCTACGCTCAAGAGGGTGTAACGAGAGATTACACCTGTAACGAGAGGTTACAAGGGGTGTCACCAGAGGTTACAAGGGGTGTAACGAGAGATGACACAAACCCAAGTAAACCCAAGTTAACCCAAGGCGAAAAAAAGACATTAAGCCGATCCGATTCAGTCAAAGCCATCAAAGCCATTAAAAAGGAGCGTGCCAAATAATGCCCATCAGCGATATTGAGGATGACGGATTTAGCCGTGAAGCGGTTCTGCGAGCTAGGGCGAACGACAAAGGCCCACAGCCATCACTAGCGCCACGCCCACAAGCGGGGCCAGAGCATGGCAAGGTGTCCACTTATAAGCGTTACAACTGCCGGTGCTTAAAGTGCAAAGACGCAATGAGGGAAGCCAACGCTCGGCCCCATGTGCGGGCCGCCAACGCAGCTCACTACGCTAACTACAAGAAGCGCAACTTATGAACGAGCCAAACCACTACGACCTAGCTGTCAAAGAGTTCGATGATCTATACAACGCCATGCTCGAGTTGCTGGTGGACGAGTACCAAGAAGATAGTGAATGATCTCTTTAGGCCACGCCCAGACTGGTGGCAAGATGCTCAATGCCAGGGGACTGCCACGCTTAAGCAGATGTTCCCCAGTAGGGCGCAGAACTCAAGACCGGGCAAACGCTTCTGTGTTGGGTGTCCTGTCAAAAAAGAGTGCCTATCTGATGCTGTCGCATTCGAGGACCCAGAGACAGAACGCACAAGAACATTCGGTGGCATCTACGGTGGCCTGGACTACAGAGAACGCTTGATGTTACAAGCTGAGCCAAACCGGATGATTAAGACCTGCAAAGAGTGTGGTTTAGACTTCGTTGGCAGATGCTGTAGAAAGGCTCGATAATGGGGGGTCTTTTTTTATACGGGGTTATCCCACAC